CAAGTTCAGTCGACCAGTTGTATTCCCAACGACGGAACTTCAGTGCGCGACGTTGACGCATGCCAATGCGCCATGCTTTGGTGCGGTTAGTGCAGCCTTCTGCCTTGATCTTTTGGACTCGTGTACCAGCATCACCAGGCAGTCGGCATTCAACCGTCTCAACCTGCCACGACACGCCGTCGACGTATTCGACATCAACGCCGTCATAGTCATCAGGGCGAACAGCAGTAAACGATCGCTCAAGTCCGCGAGTCATGTTCTGTGGCGTGTACATCGACTCGAATGCAATGCGAGGCTCATCACGAGCTGGACGCAATAGCCCGCGATCTACCGTAAGCTCACTGTAGCCGCATGACAGAGCATCATTGATTACACCCTTAGCTGTGCCGTTGGTGTTTGTTGCTTGGTCGTAGTAATCGCCACGAGCCTTCCAGATAGCGTCGAGGCGATCTAGCTCTACAAGGTCGATATCTGCGTCTGTGTAGCCGACGTTTTTAGCAACGTAAGCGAAGAACGGGGCGATATCACGAGTAGCAACTGGGGCAGTCCACGCGCCATTGAGACGAGTAGGCAGCTTGCGTGTAGCTTCAACCGATACAAGCGCCTCAGACTGAGCGGATAGACGATCACCGCCGCGAGCATTCACGCTCATAACGGTTACGCCTGAATACGATGTAGGGCCGGATAGCAGCGAGCGGGCACCGTACCAAACCGTATCGTTGTTAATCTCGTTCTCGCGCTCTGACTGCTGAATAAAGCGCTTCTTGATCCGAGCTTCTGGCCGCATTGGATACGGCAGGTCTACGCGGTTAGTGAAGCCTTGCGAATCCAGAGACGAGCCAGTGTGAGTCTTCTCGATAGTCGTCCATGCGCCGGCAACATCCATATCACGCCATTCAAAGGTGTGGAATGCGCCGACCTCATAGATTTGACCTTCGCGACCAAGGCCGCACAAGCCGGACGGCATAAATACGTCCCACTCGATAGCAGTAGCCTTCTCGCCAAACGGACACATGGCGAACGGACCACGGTAGCCGCCTTCAAGGTTGGAAGGATCTAGCGTTACAGATGCAGATGCGGTTTCGAGATAGACAAAGCCGGGGAAGTCGGTATCTACTGCGCCAGTCGAGTCAAGGCGCTGAACGGTAATCTGCGAGGTACTAAACACTGTCACACGGAAGCGCTGACCACGAGGTGCAATGCTCGCAGGAAGCGATCCAAGAGTTAAACCGGTAACAGGTGCGCCACCGTCAAAGTTAAGCGTCATCTCGGCAGGAGTAGCGCCTACAGACGGCGTGAAGCTGTTTACGACGTACAAGCCTGCGTTCGTGCCGGCGATCTCGATGGAGTCGCCAACAGAAGGATCCAGCATGTCGAGATTGAAGCCGCGAATGATGTCGCGAGCGCCGCCGCCACCATCTACGAAATCGTATTGGTACGAGACGAGAATTCGCACAATCAAGCCATCGAACCAGTCAGATGGGAATGCTCCGGCGCCAGATGGAATGGTTACGGTGTAGTCGTCGAATATCTGCGAGGTAGCCACATAGCCATTGGTCAGCGGCTCGGATACAGTTAGCTCAAGCCCTGAAGAGCCGTTGGAGCTAGATCCTACTTCGGTGACATCGTTCCACCACAGATGCGCGGGATCGGCTGATAGGTTTGCGCCAGGGCCGTACACGTTGATTTCTACGTCAGCGCCAAGAGAGATTGCCGGAGTGTCACCAATCAGGATCTTGTTGCCAGGAATGACGTGCTCGCCCTTGCCCACACACAGAAGCATTTCAACATGCTGCTCGCGAGGGCCGGCAAAGTAACGACGCGGCGGCAGAAGGTAGTCAGGATAAACCTTGCGAGTGCCTGCGATCTCGCGAATAGGCGAGTTCAGTTTTACCTTGTTACCCTTGATCGAAGCCTCGTTAATCCCTTCGCCGTTCTGAGCCCCCGAACTAACCTTTGGAATCTTCGGGGTAAGCGCTTTGATTGCCACGAGGAACAGGGCGCCGAAGAATAACTCTGTACCCTTTGGCTCAATCACGATGTCGACAATGTCAGTGGCTGCGAACGAGCACATAGACCAGCGCTCAGCTGGGATCACTTCACCATTCAACGAAACGCTGATCGGGTGCACATCCATATCCGAATAGCTGGGCACATTCTTAGCCAGCCACTCGCGCACAGTAATCCCGCCTACCTGAAACTCTTCGCTAGGCTCATCGTTTAACTTCGACCCAAAGACTCTAATTGTCACGGTAGTAGATCACTCTTAGATATTGGGCTTCGAAATCACTAACGCGCATCAGTCGAGCCCCCTTCTTCGGGTTAATCTCTAGCGCGTGCAATCCATTTTCTAGTTCAATTATAACAGCGACATGGATGCACAAAGGTCCACGGAAGACGGCTGCAATGGCGCCGCCTTCAGGTGCGCACTCTTCCATGCTGGCTGATTCTTGCTGGTATGCGCGAGTGAATTCTTTTGGTTGGGTATTGCGGATTGATCCGAATGATGGGAGTAGCCGTTTTCCGCAATGGTGGTGGCGGACTTCTCGGCAAAGTCCCCAGCAATCATACTTGCCTGGGCCTCTTGCGCCATCTTCGTATTCTGCGGATAGATAATGGTTAAGCCACATCATGCTCGTATCTCAAGGTACACACATGGTTTTTTGCCATGCTCCTTGGTGTAACCGTTCTCAGATCTGAATTTCTCAACTACAGCCGCTGCATCATCAATAGATGTGTAATTGCCAAGGCTTTTGTATTTGCCATGCTTATCCATTGTTCTAGCAACCCATTTTCCTGATTTTTTATCTCTGGATACGCCAGAAACTCCGCTAGTATTATCTTTTCGCTTGCTTGCATTTCTTGCGTTCAGATTATTTGCATCTCTCAAGTTTGACCACTTATTATTCGTTCCATCTTGATCTTTGTGGTCGACTTGCGCAGGCGGCTCGCTACCAGTAATATATGTCCACGCGAGCCTATGCGCTTTAAGAACCTTGCCCATAATGTTGATATGTATGCACTGATATCCAGTTTGGCCCCTGTAAACACTGCCAGCAAATTTGCCGGCGTGCATGTTGTTCCATCTGCTTTGGCTGTTAAGTGATTTGAACCAATGAAGATCCCGGTAATTCCACGTAAATATCCCGGAATCTGGATCATAGGAAAGAAATGCTTGGATTGTTTCTTGATTGAAAATCATGATCGAATGCCTCTATTCGAACCTCATGGAGCAATAACGGCAGGCAGTGAGGTTTCTGCTCTTCGGGTGCCCCCTAGCCGTATGTGTATTTTACTACAAGTAGCGTAAACCAGGCGCGAACACTGAGGTGTAAAGCTCCCTTGGCCATGCATAATTTAATGCGTCGATAAACCCAGCATCAATCTGAACAGTAGTCCCGGTCACGCTGCCGCCCAAAACAGCAGCATAGAAAGGCTTCTCGGACGGCGTAGTCAGATCCGTACTCAGATAACGCCGAAACGTCAGTGTAATTCGCTGAGAAAAGAATAAAGCAGAGTCAATTAACTTCTGAGCCTGACCAGTTACGTTATCAATCGCAAAACTAAGCGTCTGATTGCCTTGGTTGCTTTTCTTCGGAAGCGCAATAGCAATAGGCGCGGCCATAAATGTCTTGAATACGATACCATCCAGGCCTAATGTCATGTCTTCGTAACCTTTGACGATGTAAAGCGGCTCCGACCATGCAGGGCAAGCTAGCTCTACAGTGTCAATGATTACTTCTGAGCCTGCTGATGCGTAGACTCTTTCAATTAGAGTGCTCAATATCCCTGCCTCTTGGTGCCGGTTAGCGAGTTAATCATTCTACCCGTTTTGCCATCACCCATTCCGTCTCCAACTACCACGTCAATGATGTATGCACGATCAGCTTCACTGAATTTACTGGTTACGTTAGCTTCCTGGCCTGAATAGTTGTGAACATTGACAACTGGGGCTGCACCGGCACCTCCTGCGCCGCTAGATGCATCCTTATTGCTAACCACATCCCCGCGACTGTTCGGCATCATGTACTGACGACCGTTTGCAGCGTTGAAGATTTCCGGAGCACCGGTTTCGTTCACTCGGTACATGCCATCAGCTTGTACTGGGCCGCCGAGAGCACGACCAGAGAACAGACCGATTGCAGCCGGGATTGCGCTTGCCATCGCAGCAAGACCAGAGTATGCAGCGCCGCCGAATGACGCCACAGACGCAGCAGCAGCGGCTGGAGCATATGCAGCCGTCAATACGCCAGCACTTGCGACGCCAAAGCTAGTAGATGCGGCTTGAGTTGCCTTGCCTACAGCGGCCATAATTACCTGCTGCTTGACCCACTCGATACCTGCCTGTACGAACGAGCCAATCACGGCATTGAGCACGGTGTTAGCGACATTCCCTAATGCATCTTGCAGGCTCATGGTGCCAGACAGAAGCCCGCCGAGCGCCTGCGTGCCGGACTGCCCCAGCGCATCAAGCCCGTCCATCAATGCTTGGTTTCCGGCAGACTGAGCAGCGAAACGCTGGGTTTCGATCTCCATCATCCGCTGGTTGTATTCGGTTTCGGCCTGCTCCTTGAAGGTCAGATAGTCGGTATCGCTCAGCATCTTGGCTTGCTTGAGCGTTTCGAGATCCTTTAGCTGCTTCTCTAGACCTTGTTGGGCGCCTGCTGCTGGATCAACCTGGCCGAGCAATGCCTTGTTAGCCTGCGCCTGATTCAAGTCATACAGAGCGCCTGCCATAGCGCGAACCTGCGCGACTTGCTCAGGAGTTGCGTACTCGTTAAGGCTAAGCTCCGCGCGCTGCATAGCAACATCACGCGCATTCTGACCAACCGCCGCCAGTTCTGCGCCGAGTTTCGAATAGACCTCGATATTTTGCTCAATGCCGCGCTTCTCTTCAGCGGCAGCACGCTTAGTTAGCTGGTCATTCTCAGTTGTAATTTTCTTATTGGTTGCGCCTTCCTGCTTTCGTGCGTTTTCGAGGTTGTAGATTTCGGCTGCGAGTTTCTGAGCTGCTGCGATCTCTTCTGGTTTAGCACCGGCACCTAGCTTGTTTACGGCTGCTGCTTTGGCGCGCTCAACACCTACTAGGCGGGTTAGTTCGGCTTCTTTCTGGAGGTTATCAAGCGCTTTCTGAGAGTCGGTTTGCACCTTGTTCTCTGGCGTCTTGATCTTTAGCGCGTCACCTTCCGATTTCTGCTGGGCAACCTTGCGA